AATGTGAGCCGTTCGGCGGCTGTTTGACCCGATCCGAGCTACTGCTGCGCCACCTGATCGCCTACGAGAGCCGCGATCCTGGCTTACTGCAGGGCATGAACGCCGAGCGCCAGGCCCGCATTGCCGCCATGGCCGACGACATGCTGCTGGCCATCATCCAGGACGGCGGCCCGCGACTAAAGGAACTGCAGTGGTACCAGGACAAAGAGGGAAACGCCCGCATCGTGCAGGTACCTGACAGCCAGGGCAACCTTCGCACGCTGCCGAAGATCCGAGCCCACCCATTGATCGGTCCGCTGCTCGACCTGATCCAGAAAAACGGCATGACCCTCACCGACCAGGGCATGACGCCCAAGGTCCAGGAGGACACCGCGATCCTCGAGGGCCAACTGGCGGACGAGTCCGACGCCCGCGACAGCCAGAGCGAGTACCAACAGCGCCAGGCCGAGGCCCTGGAGAAACTCTCTGGCATGATCGAGGACAGCCGGCGCGAGGTCGAGCGAGACCCGATCCTGCGCCAGCACCGCGGCATCGAGGACCGCAGCATCGACGGCGAGGTGGTCAATGGGGATTGACTGGCGACCGATCGAGACGGCGCCCCTGGATGGTTCGACCGTCCTGCTGTATCGATTCGTCGATCCCTGGCACGTCGTCGGCTACGGTTTCTGGCAGCCGGCACTGCCGGGCGATGCCTTCGGCATAGAGGGTTGGATCACGTATGGACTGATGGACCCGCCCGGCAATCTGGGACTGGGCTTGCCGTCGCATTGGGCCCCCATCGATACGCCCGGCCGGCGCGATGCCTGAGCGCACCACGCCCGCGCAGCGCATCCGCATGCGCAACCTGGCCGAGGTCGAGATCAACCGCTACCGCGACGACCACGCTTTGTGGCACAAGCACGTCCACAATGTCGAGCTGGACCCCATGCAGGTGCTCAAGTGCATCGAGATGGACCAGCACGATAACACCATCGACTTCAGCTGCCGGCGCACGGGCAAGACCGCCATCAAGGAGCTGTATCTGCTGAAGAACAACGCCACCACGGCGGACCAAGAGCTCGGCATCGTCGCCCCGCGCGAGGCCCAGAGCCTGGTCAACCTCGGCTACCACCTCGACGCGATCCGCCGCAGCCCCATCCTCAGCAACTACCTCGCGCACAAGTCCGGACGCACGCAGCTGGCCGACACCTATTACCAGCTCGGCAACCGCAGCCTGGCGCGCAGCTACGGCATCATGGCCCAGATCGACGGCGGCGACCTCACCGCGGCCAGCCTCGAGGAGGTCGACGACATGCCGCGCGACCGCCTGTTCAGCCGCTTCCTGTTGATGATGGGGGCCAAGCGGCGGCTCGGCGCCAGCAAACAGAGCAAGAACAAGCCGCAGATCCGCATCACCGGGGTATTCAAGGGCGCCGACACCCTCACCGACCTGATCGACAGCGGCAAATACCGCACCCTGCCGACCATCGACGTCTATCTCGGCATGCGCATGGGCATCCTGGACGGCAAGTTCATGCTCGACATGCGCGATCAGCTGGCCCCGGACGAGTACATCCGCCAGCTGCTGTGCCACAACGTCAGCGCCCGCAACCTGATCTGGGAGCAGCACGTGCGCCGGGCCCTGCAGATCGGCCTGCAGGCCGGCATCTCCCTGCAGCAGCCGGTGCCGGGCGAGCAGTACAAGAAGCGCGGCTTTCTCACCCTGGGCTACGACTGCGGCGGCCACGGCGAGGACCCGGCCGCCTCCAAGCATGCGGTGGTCGTCACCGAACAGATCGGCAACTTTGTCACCTTTCCCTACCTGCGCACCTGGCCGGCCGGGGCCGACGACCGCCAGGTCGAGCGCGACCTGGTCGGCATCTGGGACTACTTCCGCCCGGAGCTGGGCATCGGCGACGCCTACGGCATCGGCATCATCACCCACGTCAACGACGAGCTGTACGCGCAAGGCCTGATCGACACCGACCGGCGCACCATCGGCGAGGGCCAGAGCACCGCCAGCACCTGGACCGACTGGACCTTCGCCCCGCTGCGATATGAGGGCATGACCAAGCATTCCATGGCCACCGCCCTGCGGGCCGTGTTCCACAACCAGAACGCCGCCGTGCCCTACGTCGACGACCTCGACCTGCAGGACCCCGACACCGCCGACCTGCGCGCCTTCGTCCGGCAACTGCCCAACATCGTGCCGCACAAGACCAAGACCAGCTACGCCAGCTACAAAATGGCCAACGCCAAGCTGGGCGACGACCTGTTCGACGCCGCCATGGGCGCTGTCTGGGGCTTGGTCACCCGCGGCGCGCTGTCCGTACCGACCCAAATCACCACCCGAACCCAATCCCGCGAGCAGCTCCTGGGGGCCACATGACCGACGACATCCAAATCCAAACACCCATCGTCGAGCTGCGCCCCGTCGCCGACCTGATCCCATACGAACGCAACGCCCGCACTCACAGCGACGAACAGATCGCGCAGATCGTCTCCAGCATCCGCGAGTTCGGCTGGACCAACCCCATCCTGGTCGACAGCCACAGCGGCATCATTGCCGGGCACGGCCGCTTACTTGCCGCGCAGCAACTCAAGCTGGAACGAGTGCCGGTGATTGAGCTGTCCGGACTCAGTGAGGCCCAGCGCCGCGCCTACGTCATCGCCGAGCTGGGGGGGGTACAGCCGTTGCTTATGGTTACTGACCCGCCCTATGGGGTGGAATGCGAGCCAGGCTGGCGACACAACGTGCAACCAGCAAACGGCACGATGGTCACGGCCAGGGCAACTGGAGAAGTGCTCAACGACGACAACGCCGACTGGCGAGACGCCTGGGCTCTGTTTCCTGGCGACGCCTGCTACATCTGGCATGCCGGAAAGTACGCAAGCATCGTCCAGGCCTCTCTGGAGGCCTGCAACTTCGAGGTCCGCAGCCAAATCATCTGGGCCAAGACCCGCTTCGCAATCTCCCGCGGCGACTATCACTGGCAGCACGAGCCATGCTGGTACGCCGTGCGCAAGACCGGCAAGGGCCACTGGCAGGGAGACCGAACGCAAAGCACCCTATGGACCATCGAACATCAGAAATCGGAAACCGGCCACGGCACACAGAAGCCGGTCGAGGCCATGCGCCGTCCGATCGTCAACAACAGCGCGCCAGGCCAGCCGGTCTATGACCCATTCCTCGGCAGCGGCACCACAGTCATAGCCGCAGAGACCACGGCCCGTTGCTGCTATGGCGTTGAACTGAGCCCGGCCTATGTCGACGTGATTGTCCAACGCTGGCAGCAGTTCACCGGCAAAGCCGCCACCCTCGATGGTACCGACAAGACCTTCGACGAAATCGCTTTCGAGCGCACAGACAACCCAGCCTGCGGGGCCGCATAGATGCAACTCACAGAAATCCAAGACCGTTACGCCCGCCTGCTCGGCCCGCTGCCGTCGCGGCTGATCATCCAGGCCAACCAGCGCCACGGCGCGGTGCGCACCACCGAGCGCGGCTACCGCGCCACGCCGGAGAGCCAGACGCGCAATCTCTACCGGCTGATGTGGGTCGATCCGGACCTTCGGGCGCGGATCCTGGAGATCCGTCACATGGACGACGTCGACCCGCGGGTCAAGAAGATCCACCGTCGCACCGCCGCGATGGTCATCAAGGGCGGCCTGCGGCTGAAAAACCCCGGCGAGAATCGCACGCTCAAGCGGGCCTGGGATCGGTTCAGCCGCCGTCTACAGCTGCATCAGCGCGCCAAGCTCGCCAGCGACGCCCGGGGTCTGATGATGGAGGGCAATCTGCCCATGCAATGGGCGCTCGACGGCGACAATCGCGTCGCCGCCGGGATCCGCATGCCGGCCGAGACCATCAAGCCGCTGGTCAACGAGTCCGGGCGCATCGCCGACCCCCGCCGCGCCTGGGAGCAATACGACATCTTGAGCGGCCGACCCATCACCGCCTGGGCGCTGTGGGAGATGACCCATGCCCGTATCGACCCGGCCAACCACGACGACCTCGGCAGCCTGGGCCGGCCCTATCTCGACGCCACCCGCACCGCCTGGAAACAGCTGCGCATGACCGAGGAGGACCTGGTCATCCGCCGGCGCATGCGTGCCCCGCAGCGGGTCGTCCATCATTTAGAGAGCATCAGCGAGGAGGACTTCGAGACCTACAAGCTCGAGGTCGAACAGGGTCAGGGCGACGGCGTGCGGACCGACTATTTCATCCGCGGCAAGGGCGACGTCAAGCCGGTGCCCGGCGACCAGACCCTGGAGCAGATCGCCGATGTGGCGCACCTGCTCGATACCTTCTTCGCCGGCAGCCCCGCACCCAAGGGCCTGTTCGGCTATCCCGGCGACCTCACCCGCGACATCCTCGAGGACCTCAAACGTGATTTTTACGAGGAGGTCGACGCCCTGCAGGACGAGCTCTCCCTGGTCTACCAGCAGGGCCTCGAGCTGGAGCTGCTGCTGGCCGGCGCCAACCCGGACAACTTCGACTTTCAGGTCGAGTTTGCCGAGCGCTCGACCGAGACCCTCAACCAGCGCGCCGACCGGGCGCTGAAATACAGCGCCATGGGCGTGAGCATGCGCAGCGTCTGGGAGGCCGCCGGCCTCAACCCAGGCGACGAACTGGAGCGCCTCAAGCAGCAGCAGCGCAGTCGCGACCCGTACCCGGACCCCATGAACATCGGCCGCGCCGGCGGCCTCCCAGACGCTGCGCATGCTCACGCCCATGG